TTTTTTTGTTTATAATAATTTAATTAATTAGAAGTTAGGTAATCTTCCATCTTCATAAAATAGTATCTCATTGGATAGGCAGAAGTCTTTAATACTTTCTTCACTTAGTAGATATTCATATTCTTCTTGTAATCTCTTATAAAGGTTTCTTGCTTCTTCTCTGCAAGTTTCTATAATTTCATCTAGTAGCTCATCATATTCTTCTCCTTGCTTCTCGCTATCAGTAAAACAGCCTTCATCTTCAAAAGTCATAGAATACTCGTTTTCTGCTCTACCAGACCCAATTTTTATGTGGGTATTGTAGTATTTTAGGTATTTAGATAGGTTAGGATAGATATGTTTTCTTCTAGTTCTTGTTAGATAATCTCCCATGTGGATACTTCCATCAAAACAAGCTCCCACTCCTTGTCCATAAAAGCCTGAGAAGTAAATATTGTCTATACTAAGTCCATATTTTTTGCTCATTTCTTCTTTAAAGTCATCTTCAATAAAAGTGTACCAGTCCCAATCTACAACATTTTCTGACATTACTTCCATTGCTTTTTCTCGTGCTTGTTCTGATAGCTCATCAAACCTGTATAATTTGACTTTTTTAATTTTCATTTTTGTTTAATTTAATAATTTAATTAATTTCTTTGTTTTTGTAATTACTACATTGTAATTTCCTGTTTCTTGCTCATTTTGCAGGTCGCTTTCTTTCCATTTTCTCCTTGCTTCCTGTTTGTTTTTTGCTTCTATATCTATATAAAACTCTTCTATTCTGTTGTAATGTATTCTGTATATTTTCTTTTTGATTTCCATCATTTTTGTTTATTTAATAATTTAATTAATTTCTTTTTTTGCCAACTTTTTTAAGGCTTGAAGATATACCAATAAGGTATAACTTTCATTTGCTTTTATTTTGTGTTTATTTATTAGGTTGTAGACTTCTTCGGACAACTTTTCATAAACTTCTGGTAATGTTTCTTCTTTCATTTTTGTTTATTTGTTAATTTATTTTAATTTTCGTTATTCTTATCCAGTAATTTGTTAGAGAGCAATCATCATTTACAATCTCTTCAAACTCTTTAAGGGTGTATTCTTCTCCATGTTTCCTTGCTAGTTTTATGAATTCCTCGTCTGTAATTTCGTTTATAGGTTTTATAGGAAGTTCTTCTACTCCTACAATAAATACTCTCCATTCTTCTTTGTTTTTCATTTTTGTTTAATTTAATAATTTAATTAATATTATATTATATCATATTGTAATACTCTATGCAAGTGATTTTCAAGTATTCTTTTGATAGTGGATTTATTTTTTTGTTTTTTGATTTTCAAGTATTCTTTTGATAGTGGATTTATTTTTTTGTTTTTTGATTTTCAAGTATTCTTTTGATAGTGTTTCAAAAGTGTAAAAGTCTTCATCGCAGTTCAAGCAAGCATAAGAATATCCATCTGATACATATTCTTTCATTTGTGTTAGTTGTTTACTGCATTTAGGGCAATATCTTTTTTCATATTTCTGTTTTTTTGTTTTCATTTTTGTAGTTTAATAGTTTAATAGTTTAATTATCTCCAATATTCCATATCTGTACCTACATCTTCTCCTAGTGTGGCATTCTCGTGTATTGTTTCGTAAACTTTTGTTACTTCGTATATTGTTTGTTTTTTATCGTAGTCATATGCTTGTATGATTTCTATATACTTTCCTTTGTACAATTTGTTTATTTGTTCTTTTGTTAGGTTTTTTGTTGGTTTTTTTGTTTGTCTTTTCATTTTTGTAATTTATTATAATTTATTTAAGGTATTCTTTTGATAGTGGATTTTGTTTTTTGTTTTTTGATTTTCAAGTATTCTTTTGATAGTGGATTTTGTTTTTTGTTTTTTGATTTTCAAGTATTCTTTTGATAGTGGATTTATTTTGTTAGATATACCATTACATAATGATTTATTGGATAATAGGTATTGTATTTTTCTACTCTCTTCAATCTGAAGCCCATTGGGTTGTACACCTTTTGTAAAAAGTTTATGTTGTCTATTGTCGTAAAGAATGCTATTGTCCCTTTTGTTCTTTTTGATTTTTGATTTTTCATAATTTGTAATTTATTAAAAATTAATTTAAAGTATTCTTTTAGTTTTTTGTGTTTATTTTTTTTGATTTAATAATTTAATTAATATATATTTATCTCTCCTAAGATAAAATAGTCGGTAGCATTTTCTTTAAACCAATAATAAAGACCTGTCCAATTGGCTTTGTCTACTGATATTGCAAGTATTGTCATCTGTTCCTTGTGTAATTGGGCGTAGTTTTGAGCCATATCGAGTTGTCCCCACGCAAAAACTGATTTTGTGTTAAACTTCCCCGACCTTATGATACTTTCTGCATTTTTTTTGTTTGTACAGTGATATATTATCATTGTTTGTTTGTAGTTTATTTAATACTATATTATATCATATTGTAATACTCTATGCAAGTAGCCTTTCAGGTATTCTTTTGATAGTGGATTTTGTTTTGCAAGTATTCTTTTGATAGTGGATTTTGTTTTTTGTTTTTTGATTTTCAAGTATTCTTTTGATAGTGGATTTACTTTTGCAAGTATTCTTTTGATAGTGGATTATATTTTTGATTTTTGATTTTTGATTTTACAATTTAGATACATTCAAAAGGGGAGAGAAAAAATGATTTTCTCCCCCTGTTTTCTTTATTTGATATCTCTTTTAATATCTTCAAGAGTTTGAAATTGGTAATAATTGTAATCCTTTTTTTTAACTTGTCCATATATAGATATACCTGTATATAGTTCTTCGTATCCCCTCTTTTTCAAGTATTCTTCTATAGGCTGTATTCCTTCATAACCCACAATTACATTATAGGTCACGGTGTAGAAATCGTCTCTGATTGTAGTGTTATCATTAATTATAATGATTTTGTAGTAATCACCACGCCATCCGTAATAGTTTGAGTATGCGTACCCTGTTTTAATTGTTGCAAATGCTTTCATTTTTTGTATATATTAAAATTAAAATAAGATATCTCCTACACTATTAAATATCTCCCAGAATGTCGATAGTTCTTCCTGTGTTGGATTTAGTTCTTTAAATAATTGGTCTATTATTTCTACGGGTTGATTTGTTTGGAACACTAGCCAGTATCCCGTATCAATTAATTCTGCTGTTGTTTTTTGTCTTTTCATTTTTTTTGTTTAGTTTAAAAATTAAAATTGAAAAGAGCTTTTTTGTTTTTTTCTTTTTTTGTTTATTAATAATTTATTTAATACTATATTATATCATACTATATTATATGTGCAAGTGTTCTTAATATCTTATAGTGTTTTTTTGTATTTGTTTTTTGTTGGTGTTTTGTAGCTTTTTGTATTGATTTGTTTGATAGTGGATTTTCATTTTTCTTTTACTTGTTTTCTGATTTGCTGGTGTTGTTTTTGTTGGGTGGGATTTTGTGAGTGGGATTTGTAAAGCGGGGCGGAAAAAGAGAAAATACATTCTTGTTTCTTTTTCTGTGTCCTTTTAATCTATTAATTATATTATATATATGATAGTGGTTTCTATTTTTTCTATTTTCTAAATGTTTTGATTTTCTTTATTATTTGTATATATTTGATTTACTGAATAGATGTAAATATTGAGATGTAATTGTTAGATGTAAATGTTAGATGTATGTTTCAAGTATTCTTGCGGGGCGGGAGAAAAGAAAAAGAATGCAATACCTTTTATGTGTTAAGGGAATAGGGATTAATTATGAGAATATAACTAAGGTTTTAAATATGTACAGACCAACAGCCAATTGATTATTTATTACCAAAGGGTACGGTATCCAAAGGTATGGAGGTTCTGTAATATATATAGTATATACTTGTTTTAATAATTCTTCCCCTTCTTCTTTTAACAACAAAACAAAAAATATTTTTAGTAGGTGGGGGTTATTTTTAGAAAAGGTATGTTATAACAAAATAGGTATGTTAAAGTAATTTGTTATAACAAAATAGGTGTGTTATAACAAAAATGTAAAGAATTTGGGCAAATTTGTTATCACAAAGGGGTTGTGTTATAACAAAAATGTAAAGAATATTGACATATTTGTTATAACAATGGTAGGATGTTATAACAATGAAAGACACATACATAAGAATAAGGGTGAGTAGTGAGCAGAAGGATATTTGGAAGAAAGAGGCTTACAGAGAGGGAAAGACTATGACGGAGTTTGTTATAGATGCTGTGGAGGCTGTTATAACAAATGACGATACAATGATAGACTGGGGTATAACGGATGCAGATGTTATAACAAAGTATAATAGGATGACGGATGACGGGAGGGAGTTTAAGAATTATTTGAATAAGGAGGAGGTGAAATGAAAGCAATATTAGGTATAGTATTAGTATTGATAGGGTTTAGTATTCCGATATTATTAGCGTTTTTAGCACCGTATTTAGGTGGTTGGTATGTGTTTTTGGTATTTCTTTTAATGTATTTATGGTTTGACAAGGTGGTGGGGTATCGTCCGAGTAGCAAGGGTAGTTATGTGCCAGAGGAAGACGCTGGAGGAACGCAGAGTGGTAGATAAGTTTTTATGGTTTAAGTATGAGTTTTAAGAAGTTAATCAATGTAGCACCAGTAGCGAAGCCCAGAATGACGAGGAGAGATAGGTGGGCGAAGAGGGATATTGTAGTTAGATACAATAGTTACAAGGATATGGTTAGGTTGTTAGCAGGGGATTGGGAATTGCCTAATGAGTTCAGGGTAATTTTTGGTATTCCGTTTCCGAAGAGTTATGGTCCGAAGAAAAGGGAGGAGTTATTGGGTAAACCGCATAAGATACGACCTGATATAGACAATCTTTTGAAGGGGTTATTTGATGCTTTTAGGGTAGAGGACGGGGATATTTGGCATGTAGAGGCGAGTAAGATATGGACAAGTGGAGACGGTTTCATTTTAATAGAGAGTTTCGATGAGAGAAAAGAGTATTGATAAGGAGCAGAGAGTTCCTTGGACGAAGTTTATTAGGCAGTCCAAGAAATATTTAGGAAAAGTAGGCAAGGAGTTTATAGTAACACGTGCAGATGGGAGTTACTTGAGGGTAAAATACTTCAGTCCATATAGGGAAGATGCGGCGGTTAAGATAAAGCAAGTCAGGGATGTGAATAATAACAACAAGGGGGAGCACAGGTGTCATATATGTGGGAGTTCGTACAGGGTAATTTGGGTAGTGCCGTTTGATGCAAAAGTTTCGCCAGGGTGGTATTGTTATAAGTGTAGAAAGAAGAGAGATATTTTAGATATAAAGGTAGCAAAGAAGTATGGGAAAGTGGTTTAAGACAGCATATTTTAAGTCTAGTAAGATAAAAGAGCATGTGTTTGGGAGTTTGAATGTGGGCAACTGTGCATTATGTGGGGAGTTCACGAGCTTAGATAAGCACCACAGGGTAACACAAAGCCGTGGAGGACAGAAAGAAGACGAGATAAATGTGTGTAGGAAGTGTCACGACTGGATAGGAACACACCCAGAAGAAGCAATGAAGTATGGATTATACTTAAAAGGTTATAAAATTAAAAAAGAGAAAGTTCTATGAACAAGGAATTATTAAAACTATTGCCAAGCGACCAGGAATTAGCGAAGTTGAGTGCAAAAACTCAGGTTGTTATGACATCAAGAAAGGACTTACTTTCGCAGATAGGGACATTAGACTTAGAAAAAATGGAATTAGAGGAGAAAATGGTTTATGTTTTGGGGTTAGTGAGTTTAGGCTTTGATTTAATGAGAGCTCGTAAGCTATTGGGGGTTTCTAACAGGGAGTTTTATATTTACAAGCAGGATGAGCGTCATGAGACTATGATAGAGAATGCCCAAGCAAGAGGAGAAATAGTTTTAGAAGAGAAGGTCTTGTCAGAAGCCGAGAAAAACCCTAAAATGGCATTTGAGCTTCTTAAAGAAAAGCAAAGAATGATAGAAAAGAAAGAAGACAGAGATAGTCAAAATGCACGAACTATATGGGATATAATGCAGGAGAATGCAAAGGAGCGTGGTATAGTAGAAGGAGAATTAGTTGACGATATTTTAGAATGAGCGACATGCTACATGACCCTAAATTAGAGGACTTAGCCAGGAGAGACCCTCGCAAGATTATCGAGAGTATGTTTTTCATTGTCAACAAAGCTGGTAAGAAAGTACCATTTATTTTTAATGCCCCACAAAGTCTTTACTACAATGAAAGAACAGCTCGAGATGACATACTCAAGGCTAGAAAAGAGGGGTTTAGTAGTATGATATTGGCGATATTCACTTGTAAGTTCTTGTTTGTGCCAAACAGTGTGTGTGCATGTGTTTCTCACAGAGAAGAAGATACAAAGAGACTACTTGATAAAGTGTATTATTTCATAGAGAACTTACCATTTGAGGTTGAACTAGAAAAGGCTAGTTCTAGTAGATTGCGAATTAAGAGTATGAACACAGATTTCATTATAGGTACAGCAGGTTCTAAGACATTTGGTAGGGGTGATACCATACACAACCTACACTTATCCGAGTTCGCACACTACCCCAACTGGGAAATGGTTACAGGACTTCTAAATGCCGTTCCTGATGACTTAGAGAACACTTACATAGTAAAAGAAACTACGGCAAACGGGTATGGCACACCTCACCACATGGCTTGGCTAGATGAGAAAAGAGGAGACAGTGTTTTCAAACCTATTTTCTTTTCTTGGGCACAAAATCCAGAGTACCAAATGGAAGTTAAGCCTGGGACGGTTTTTACAGAAGAAGAAAGAAGTTTACAAGAAGCATATGATTTAACAGACGAGCAATTGATGTGGAGAAGATGGAAGATAAGTTCTATGTCGCCAACACAGGACTATTCTCGAGAAGACTTATTCAAGCAAGAGTATCCAATGACAGACAATGAAGCATTCTTGAGCACAGGGCGACCCATTTTTGACCCTGAAACACTAGAGTGGTATGAACAAGCTATTTGTATGAAGCCAATAAAGAGAGGTGAGTTAGTAGGTTATAACCCACCGTATATACAAGAAAGCCCCCTAGGAGAGCTTAGGATTTACAAAGAGCCTGAAAGCAATCACCAATATGTTATTGGTGGGGATACTGCTAGTGAAGGAGACTATTCTGCATTGGTAGTGCTTGATAGAAACACTATGGAACAAGTAGCACTCTGGTGGGGACATATAGACGAGTTTGAGTTGGCTAATGTGGCTTATAAATTGGGGACTTATTATAACGAAGCACTCATAGGAATAGAAAGAAATAACATGGGTGTTGCCGTAGTTAAGAAATTAGACGAGTTAGGATATAAGAATCAGTATAGAATGGAAGTTTTAGACGAACTAGGAATGAAGGTAAAAGACAAATTAGGCTGGGAAACTAATACCAGAACCAGACCTATTTTAATCAGTGACTTAAACCAAGTGGTTTTTGAAAGACAACTGATTATTAGGAGTAGTGATATAATTGGTGAAATGAAGAGTTTTGTTAAAGGTCCGAGTGGAAAACCAGAAGCACAGGCTGGTACACACGACGATTTAGTAATAGCAACAGGAATTGCTTATCAAATGTATAAGAGTGTTCCTGCAAGAATTGAGCCAGAAGATATTTATGTTAGAAATTACAAGCCTAATACTACATTGGGTAGTTTAAAAGGCAGTAAGTAATTATTTAAATTTTTATTTTATTTAATATGGCAAATGATATGCTAGATGTCTTAAATGACATAGAGATTTCTAGTGGAGAAATCGCAACTCCTAAAGAAGAGGTCTTGGCGACTTTTCCAGAAGAGGTCGATATTACAGCAGACAAGCTCGACTACGAAGCACTAGAAAAAATGGCTAAAGAGCAAACTCTCTGGGCTGTTAAGAATGTCGGAGAGGAAGACTTAGTGTGCGACTGGGACCTGAACTTAATGCCAGAAGAGCTTAAAGAAAGTTTTGACAAGTATCTTAGCGAGGAATACAACATGTTCCAGATTAAGGAAGCTAACCTAGACTTTAGGATTGTAGCTTTGTATAGGAATGGTAGGACAATTAATTTCCTACACCAGTTTATGACAGAAAAGAAGATTCCTTCCTTAGAAACCGTGTACGAAGGGGGTATGTCCGAGATTAAGTCCCAATTTGTACTACCTAGAGGCGTTACGGCAATTATAACTCAGTCTCAGTATGAGTCTCTTAAGAGATTTGAGAAAAAGAGAATAGTGTCTGCTTCAGGTGCATCAGATTGGAGTGGCTTTTTAGTTTTCAAGAGACTAGAACCTGATAAGGTAAGGAAAATCCAGTATAGTTTTGTTACTGTTCAAGATATTAAGAACAACGGCTTCGAGGCTGTTGAGAGAGATTTACAACCTATTAAGAAGTCTGCTACAATTGAGTATTCAAATGAGTTAGAAGAACTCTAATGGTGCGATTGATTACAGTTAAAGAGAAAAACAAAGACTTCGAGGCATTCTTGGCTCAATTGAGAGAGAGTGGCTGCAGTTACGAGGCTGTAATCGTTGATGGCAAGGTAACACGCCTTTATGTAAGGATTCCTGATAATGGGGATTGGAGTGATATTTCCTTTGGTAGAATTCTTGGTTCAAAAATGCTATCTTATATAGAGGCGGTGTATTTGCCTAGAGTGGTAGACGGTAAATTTATTTATAACTACAATGAGCAAAAAGACGAACGAACTAACTAAGTCCCAAGAATCAACTGGAGCTCAAGAGCTGACTGAATCTCAATTGATGTTCAACGAGCAACTTCAAAGAGCTGTTGATGCATATCAGACAGGATGTTTTTGGGACGACGGTCCTTGGGCAGACAGATGGGAAATCCAGCGTAAGTTTGCATACTATTACTACAGCGACATTTCTCAGTCTGATGGATATAGAGCAAATGTTAAATCTCCAGAAATAGTCGGAAGAATACAAGGGACTTTACAAAAAATGAATAAGTTTAATCTTCAGTTTGTAGTAAGACCTAAGAATAAAAGAGCAAAGTTTTCAGCAGACATTACACAGATATTGCTTAATCAATTATTTGCAAGTAGACAGTTTTCATATAGACTGCGAGATGCTTATCAAGATGCTGTTACTAATGGCACAGGAATATTAGGTGTTGATTGGGTTACAAAGAAGCGAGAAGTAGAAATATTTAAGAGTAATCCAGACCAAATGACTGAAGAGGAGTTGGAAAAGTATAAAAAGGACGGGATAGTCCCTAGGGTAAAAGTTATTCTTGTTGAGGATGATGGTATACGACTTACAAATCACAGACTAGAGAATGTCTTGTTTGACCCCTCAGCTCAAAGTGTTAATACTGGGGAAAATAGAGCGGGATATGCCTTTGTTACGCAGATACTTACTGAGAAAAGATTTAAGAGCCTATACAAGGGCAAGATGTACAAAGATGTTGATAAAGTAAAGCCTAATCGTATTGATATGACAGAAGAAGGAGATACTAGAGGTCGAGATACATTCTTAGCAGAACCTAGTGATTACAATGGAGAATATATAGAAGTGGTTAAAATGTATGATTATGACGATGACAAGTATATGATACGAGCTAATGGGGTGTTTATTTATGAAGGTCCTTTGCCTTACAATGATAAAGATATTCCATTGGCAACACTACGTGCTTATAAAGCACCGTATCAATTGTATGGCATAGGATTGCCAGACTTACTTATTCCAATTGTTACCCAGATTGAGCTTATTTCTAATGCGGTTTATGACTACATAATGTACACAACCAATCCTATGTATCTAGTGCAAAAACAGGATTATGGAGATGTTACAAGAGCCCTGGAAACTAGCAATGGTGCACCAGGAAGTGCAATACCAGTTTCTGATATTAATAGAGGTTTAGCACCAATTAAATTTCCAACTTTAAGTGTAGATGTGTTTCAGGCATTAGGAATACTACAAAAAGATGCAGTCATAGCAAGTCAACAAGACCCAACTCAATTGGGTGTTATACAAAAGAATGCTACAGCAACTGCAAACATTCTTAATAAAGAAATCACTGAAGCCTATGTTATGGCTATGGTAGAAAACTTTAAGGAAGACCTAGAAAGTGTGGCTAAAATGGTGGTTAGCAGAATGCATCAGTTTATGACAGAAAAAGATGTTAACAAACTCATTAATGGAAGTAGTGCACAGGAAGAACTAGAAGAAACATTACAAAATGCAGAGAACTATGAAGTACCTGTAGAAGATAAGGGAGTAGAAATAGACTGGGACGAAAGAGAAATTCTTGTATGGGACGAGCCAGGAGAAGTAAGTTTTGTTCCTATAAAAGAAGATATTTTCAAGTATGAAGACAAAGAAGGGAATTTAATAGAAGTAAGTCCTAATGATTTTGATATAGAATTGAGCGTTGAGAGTGTTCAAGTAATAAGTAGAGCACTAGAGAAACAAGAAGCTGCTGAAGAACTTGCACAATTAACTCCGTTTATGGTTGATACCACAGACCCTGCTAAGGTTGCACAACACCCAATGCCATTAGTAGATGCAGTTTCTCTTATGGAAGAAGTCTTTGAAAAGAAAGGCTGGGACAAGAAACATCTTATTCAGTACAACCTATTAGAGCAAGATAGTATTGCTAGAGCTAAGGCACAAAACTACGAAGCATTCAAAGGAGAGAGACCAATTGGGCATCCAGGAGAGAGTAGGGAACATATTAATATCCATGTCCAGTTCAATAAGGAAATGCAAAGAAGGTTTGAAGTTATGAAAGAAGATATTACATTTATGTTGGCACAGGGTTTGAACCCACCAGGCAATTACAAGCAAGAATTTGATTTACTTAAAGAATCTATTGCAATAATAAGCGAACATATAGCAGAGGATAGTATTCCAGCATATGCTGAGCCAATGCAAAGTGTACAAAAAGGTATGGCTATGACCCAGCCTCCACAACAGGGTATAGGACAATCAGTTACCCAATCTGGAATAGGTGGTAATCAGCCAAGAGCTACTGGAATAGGCGGTAACCAGCAGGGAACTAGGCAACAGAACCCAATTGCTGATGCAGGTATGCAAGGGGGACCAGGGCAACTTGGTGGACTTGCAGGTATGTAGTCTAAATTAATAAGGTTGTAAACATGGACGAATTATTGAGTAAAGAAGAACTTAGTCAATTAATTGACGAGGTTAAAAAACTAGAGAACTCTGTATTGCTCGGGGTTATTAAGTCTAAAAGGGACAATGCTAAAGAGGCTTGTGCTACTATGCCAGTGTATGACAATGAGAGCATTGCAAACAGAGAATTTACAAGGGGATATGTGGTGGGACTTGAATGGATTTTGAAGGATGTGTATGATTTTATAGACGAAACGGATAAACTCTTGCAAAAGAAGTCAGAATAGTCTATATTTGAATAAGACAATATAGTGTCCTAAGAAAGAGAGGCTATAAGTAGGGATTAAAGTCCTTATTTACAGCCTCTTTTTGCTTAAAGGTTCGCAACCTCAATAGCAGAAAGGCTAACGGGTCGTACCCGTCAAATAAATTAACTGGAGCACATTAAAATGGCAAAAGAGGAAAAAGCGGTAGACAGCCAAGAGGTTGTCACAGAGGAAGTAGTAGAAACTACCAAGTCTGAGGAGTCGCTACCTGAAACTAGGGCAGAAGAACTGCCTTTGGCTAGTGTAGATGAAGATGAAACTCCTGCTGATGAAGCAGAACAAGAGGCATCTGAAGACACAGAAAGCCAAGAAGAAAGCTCTTTAAAAGAGAAGGAAGAAGAAATACCTTTTAACAAGAATCCTAAGTTCCAAGAGAGGGTAAAGGAAATTGAAGAGAAGTATGGTAAGAAAGCCCAGTTATGGGACACTCTTGCTAAACTTAGCAACAATGACCCTGATTTTCAATTGGAAGTAACTAGGAGACTAGAAGCTGCTGGTGAGTTGCCGAAAGGCACTTACGAGTTGGCAAAGAAAAGGTACGAAACTTCCGTAACTGAAGAAAAGGAACCCGATGAAATATCCAAGAAAGTAGAAAGTCTTCCTGAGGTTCAATTCGCAAGGCAGCTTATGCAACAGAAGCAACAGGAACAGTTAGAAGAAGCACAAAGAATTGAGAAAATTCTTTTGGACTTTGAAAAACGACATCCTGATATACCTCAGTCGCCTAATCCAAGGGTTTTAAGAGCCAGGATTGCGACATTAGCAGAAAGCTACCGAGAGGAAGGTATGGAGTACGAGAAGTCACTAGAAGAGGCATACAATGTCCTATTTAATAGGGAGAGTATGTTGGCTAGTGAGCGAGAGAAAGGCGAAATAGAAGGACAGATAAAAGCAGATGTTAGGTCTGTTGCGTCTACGCCTTCAGAAAGCCAAGCCAAGGCTTCTGGCACGGGGCTTAGGAAACTAACCCGTGAAGAAGAAGAGGCTCGAGCAGTACTCAATATGACTAGGGAAGAGTATATACGATACAAGGATTCAGACGGATTTGTAGAATAATTTTATTTAAGATTTTAGGGACATATAAATATGTATAACCCAAGAGTAGTAAAAAAATCAGCAGAAGCAACAACACTAACAGTAACAACAAATGAAGCTATTGCAGTAAATGATTTCGTAACCATACTTACCGACGGTCAAGCAGAGGTTACAGCAGGTGGAGAGGGTATCTTCGGAATTGCATTAGAGTCTGCATCTGCAGCTGGAAAGAAGATTAAAGTTCTCAGAGCACATCCAGGAATGGTTGTTATGATGGACAATGACAATGTTGGAACAACATTCGCTTCAAGTCATGTTGGTGCAAGGTTTGATATAACAGGTGCATCAGGTGCACAGCTAGTAGATACTAGCACAGCCGCACAAGATGGTACTGATGCAGGTCAGCTATTTTGTATAGAGTTTAACCCACAGGGTTATGGCTTTGATAGCGACACCAGCATAGGGTTGTTTGAGATTGCTGAAATACAAGGATTAACTAACGCCTTATCGTAAAGATTAGTAAAAGTATTTAATATTAGTGAAAATTGGAAATGAGTACATTAATGACAGTATCAGTTCCTAATGTCATAGACCCAGGTGTCAAAAAGCACTTCGTCGAAGAGTACAAACTTTCAAAAATAGATTTAGGAATAATCTATAAAATTGGAAGTCAAGAGAATGCTTCAGACGAATTTAGGAATTACACTGGATTAGCACAGCTTTCTCCCGTTGGAGAGGGTGAAACTTATTCAGAGGATGTTCCTATTCAGGCTTATGGTACAACCTTAATTCCTATTAAGTATGGGAAAACAATGCCTGTAACTTATGAAATGAGGAAATGGTCTAAGACAAAAGAAATTTGGAACGGAGCTAGAATGCTCGGAAGAGCTGCTAGTACAACAGAGCAAATAGTAGGAGCTTCAACCTTAAACTTTGGTTTTAATTCTGCTAAGACTTCTTACTCTGATGGTAAGTCTTTGTTTGCTACAGACCACCCAAGAGCAGATGGTGGAACTGCACAAAGCAATCGCTCAAACTTACCTCTTACAGAGGCGAATCTAGAGGTTTTAATCTTAATGATGGAAGGTCAACTTGACGATAGAGGACAGCTTATTAGCTGTTTCCCTAACAAATTAGTTGTACCACCTGCATTGAGAAAACCTGCTTTAGAAATTCTAAAGAGTGAGCAAAAGAGTGGTTCTGCAGACAATGATATTAACGTATACAACGGACTACAGGAGTTCTATGGAACTATGAAGTTAGTTGTTTGGGATTATCTTGGAGCTGCAGCAGGTGGTTCTGACACAGCCTACTTCTTATTTGACGACAGTCAGCATAAGTTGATGTGGCAGTGGGCAGAGAAAGCTAATGTATCCAGAGACGAATCGGTAGGGTTCAAGAACGATACCATACTCTATAAGAGTAGAGATTACTTCTCTTATGGGTGGGCTGATTGGAGAGGAGCCGTTGGTTCAACTGGAGCTTAATTTGAGTTAGTCTGGCTATGGCATTAACACAACAAGATTATCTTAGAGCAGTGAATGACCCAAAATTTATGGCAGCTCGATGGAAACAAAGGGTTGCCATAAGCCAGAAGAGACTGGACGAGTTCCTTACCAGTAATGCTAGTGAGCAAGAAAAAAAGAAGGAACTTCTAATGCACAAAAAGAGAATTGAGAAATTGCGAGAAGTGCAAAAGAAAGTTAAAAGGTAGTTATGGTTAGACCCGATACCTATAAATTCGGAGGAAACCCGAAAGGGCGGTATATTAAATAACATATTAAAGGAATAATAACATGGGACAAGGAGTACATTTTTCAGGACCACTTAAAGTTGACGGTGTAGAAATCGTCTCTGAAGGTGGTACGTTACCTGCTATTCTTAATCTGCCACCTGTTGCTATTGAAGAGGGTAGCGTTACATTAGCACTCTTAGACGAGGGTATTGCACCTGCATTTGTTGTTAAGTTTGCAGGTCAACATACAACTGCTGGTGGTGATGCTAACGAAACTGCAACAGTAACGGGTGTTTTGGCAACAGATATTGCTATTGCAACAATAGAAGACAATGGGACAAACAATGTAACATTGCTACAGACTGCAGCTGCAGCCAATGCAGTGAACTTTACATTATCAGCAGACCCAGGAACAGACTGTATAATCAATTATATGGTTTTAAGAGTAGCAGTCAATAAGAGTAGCAGTCAATAAACTGATGTAGCATAACAAGATATAATTTAATAAGACAATACTATGAGTGAGAAAAACATAGATGGAAACCCGAAACAATCTACTGTATACAGTTGGGCTAGTGGTTCGGTAACAGTAGCAGGTACTGCAGCAGGTACTGATTTAACTAGTGTATCAGGCTTTACTACATTGCTTAGCAATTTTAGTAATTCCACATCTGTACCAGGAGTAACACTTAAAAGGGTCCCGACTAAAATTAAAGTATGGTCTACTGCTGCTGCTTATATAAAGATTAATGGTGGTGATGTGATTACTATTGGTGCGACTTCGCCTTTTGAAGCTGAAGATTTAGTAATTACTTCAATAGGAGTATCAACTGGAGGTAGTGCAGTAACAATAACAGTTTACTTACAATAATTTTAAAAGTTACAAACATGGCTATAACAAAAGCAGAAAAAGAAAAATTAGAAGAGGAAATAAGAATTCTTAGTTTGAAAGTAAACGACATTAAAATGCAGAATATGCATTACGAGAAAGACACGCAGGAATTATCAGAGAAAAAAGCAAATTACTTAGAAGAAGTCGAAAAGGTTAAGCAGGAGCTAGAACAACTCGAAGTAGCTCGAGATGCTTCTAAAAAGGAACTAGAAGAAGTAAAAAGTAGACTTAAAGAAGCTAGGGAAACACTTGTTAAAACAAGAGAAACTCTCTTTGAAAAGGAAGAGAAACTTAAAGAAGTTACTGCTGAAAACTTAAAACAAGAGCGTATAAAAGAAGAATTAGAGTATAAGGTTAACAACTTGCAAACTGAACTAGAAGATGCTCAAAATAAGTTGGACACTAAGTTTAATACTCTTAAAGGTTTCGAAGAGCAATTGAGGATTAGAGAAGCATTGCTTAATAAGAGAGAAGAAATGCTAGACTTTCAAGAAAAAGGGGTTAAGATTAAAAAATAAGTAAGTGGCACAGACAGAAGAGAAGATAGTTAAAATTGTAGATACTGATGTACATACTCGTGGAGCAAGTGTAGTCCAAGAGGGTTCTTATGGGGCACTAGTGGTGCGTAGTATAGAATCTGAACCAACAAGTGCTACTCAATTAAATGCGAGTTACACTTTAAGTAATGAGGACAATATAATTGCCTCAACAATGTACTTAACAAAAACCATTGATGGAATAGACTACAGGAGGGAGCTCAGGTATAATTCAGAAGGAGATTTACTCGAGA